CCGGCGAAGGCATCTTGGCTGAGAACGGCATCTTCTGCGACACCGGCAGCGCCGCTGCGGTGACTTTGTTCTATGGCTAAGACCCCGGCATGGCAGCGCAAGGAAGGAAAGAACCCCAAGGGCGGCTTGAACGCCAAGGGGCGAGCCTCCTACAACGCCGCGAATCCAGGGAAGCCAGGGTTGAAGGCACCTCAGCCGGAGGGCGGTCCACGCCGCGACTCTTTTTGCGCCCGTATGAAAGGGATGAAAAAGAAGTTGACGAGCGAAAAAACCGCAAAAGATCCGAATTCGAGGATTAACAAGAGTCTTCGGGCATGGAACTGCTGATATGGAATGTCATCCTCTCCTTCTTGTCGGCGATCATTCTCTGGGTGATCAAGTCGCATGCGGAGGAGGTGCAGCGTATTCAGATTCTCCTCAACCGCACGCGGGAGGAGATTGCCAAGGAGTACGTCACGAAGTCGGACGTGCACGACGACATGAACCGGGTGATCGCTCGGTTGGATCGTCTTGAAGGCAAGCTCGACGCGTACATGAAGGAGCAGCGAAGTGCCCTCAGTTAGCGGTAAGCAGCACAGGTTCATGGCGGCGGTGGCGTCAAACCCCAAGTTCGCCAAGAAGGCAGGCGTTCCCCAATCCGTTGGGGCAGAGTTCTTGAAGGCGGACAAGGGCCGCAAGTTCAAAGAAGGTGGCGAGATGAAAGAGTCCAAGAAAATGGTGGGCAAAGAACTGGCTTTCTTGAAAGCTAAGAACGCGCCCAAGTCAATGATCAAACATGAGGAATCCGAAATGAAGGGCATGAAGAAAATGGCTTCTGGTGGCATCACGACCGCCAAGATGGGCACCGTTAAGACCGCTGCTCCGAGCCGCGATGGCGTGGCTACCAAGGGCAAGACCAAGGGCACGATGGTCAAGATGGCCGCATCAAAGCCCCTGGGCATGAAGCGCGGCGGCAAGTGCTGACATGATGCCGAGCCGGGGGATGGGGGCAATCGCCCCCTCCAAGATGCCCAAGAAGAAGGTCATCCGACGCAAGGATGCCCCGAACGACGTTGACATGTACGCCGAAGGCGGGACCACCAAGTCCAAGGTCAACGAGGCGGGCAACTACACCAAGCCCGGTATGCGCAAGTCGCTCTTCGAGAAGATCAAAGGGCAGGCTACGCAGGGCACGGCGGCAGGTCAGTGGAGCGCCCGCAAGGCGCAGCTTCTGGCCAAACAGTACAAGGCCAAGGGCGGCGGGTACCGTGACTAAGAAACCTCAGCAGTCGCTGAAGGATTGGACCGCCCAAAAGTGGAGGACCAAAAGTGGTAAACCGTCTAGTAAAACTGGTGAGCGATACCTTCCAGAAGCTGCGATCAAGGCTCTCTCGCCCCAAGAGTACGCCGCCTCAACCCGAGCAAAGCGAGCAGGCAAAGCCTCCGGCAAGCAGTTCGTAGCGCAACCCAAGGCCATCGCTAAGAAGACCGCGAGATTCAGATGACAACTTCAGGCGTAGCTGCGTTTGACCTCGACCTCAATGAGATTGTCGAGGAAGCCTTTGAGCGTGCCGGTGGCGAGATGCGCACCGGCTATGACTTGCGCACGGCCCGTCGCAGCCTGAACTTACTCTTCGCCGATTGGGGCAACCGGGGCGTGAACATGTGGACGTTCGAGCAGAACGTCATCACACTGGCCACTGGTCAGCCGACCTACGCGCTGCCGGATGACACGGTGGATTTGCTCGACCACGTCATCCGCACCAACGCCAACGTCCCCAACAACCAAGCCGACCTGACCATCACCCGGATCAGCGTCAGCACTTACGCCACGATCCCCAACAAGCTGATCACAGGCCGACCCATTCAGGTCTGGATTCAGAAACTGTCGGGCCAGGACTCCGTGCTTGCCGGGACGCTGCAGGCCACCATTCTGGACAACACCACGTCCATTCCAATCACCTCGCTTGCCGGTGTGCCCAACGCTGGCTTCATCAAGATCGGCAGCGAACTGATTGCGTTCAACGAGGTGCAGCCCGCCAGTGGCGGCAACCCAGCGTTGCTGCTGAACTGCGCCCGTGGCCAAGCCGGTACAACCGCTGCAGGCCATAACTCTGGCGCAGCGATCATCCTGTCGCAGAAGAACAGCATCACCGTCTGGCCAACGCCCAATCCGGGCACGACCTACCAGTTCGTGTACTGGCGGCTGCGCCGCCTGCAGGACGCCGGTGGTGGCGTCAAGACGATGGACGTGCCGTTCCGCTTCTTGCCCTGCCTCGTGGCCGGTCTGGCGTACTACATCGCGCTGAAGGTGCCTGATGGGTTGAGCCGTCTTGAGATTCTCAAGGCCCAGTACGACGAGGCTTGGCAGACTGCTGCAGGCGAGGATCAAGAGAAGGCAGCGGTGCGGTTCGTTCCCCGGCAGATGTACATCGGGAGCGGCACCTAAATGGGAAACCGGTTTGCGTCAGGCAAGAATGCGATTGCGCAGTGTGACCGCTGCGACTTTCGGTTCAAGCTCACGCAACTGCGCAAGGAAGTCATCAAGACCAAGACCTACAACCTCTTGGTCTGCCCGGTCTGCTGGGATCCCGACCAACCGCAGTTGCAACTGGGCATGTTCCCGGTTGATGACCCGCAAGGTTTGCGCGAACCGCGTCCTGATCTGAGTTACGTGCAGTCGGGTAACACCGGCTTGCAGATCGTAGATACGACGGCAACCACGCAAGCAGCGGTTGGTTTCCCGAGTGAAGGCAGTCGAGACTTTCAGTGGGGGTGGAACCCTGTTGGGGGTTCGCGTGGACCGGATGCTGGGCTGACGCCCAATAACCTTGTATTAACCATCCAAATTGGTACAGTCACAGTTGTGACGGCATAGGAGCGAAAAATGGCAGGCGTTAAAGAAATGCTGAAGCAGCACATGGCCAAGGGCAAGGGCGCACACCCCGATCCCGCCGTCAAGAAAATGCGTGCTGGTGGCAAGACCAACAGCGACATGCTGAAGATGGGTCGTGGTCTGGCCAAGGTGGCCAACCAGATGAACCCTGGCCGCAAACAGAAAGGCGTCTAACATGGCAACCTACAAGACCCCCAAGCCGGTGGCCACACCGGTTGTTGGCGCTGACGACATCAAGAAGGCGTTGCGCATGGACGTGTCCGTGGCCAACATGCACGCCGATGAGTACAAGCCAACCAAGACCAGCGGCATCAAAATCCGTGGTACTGGCTGCGCTACCAAAGGTGTGATGGCTCGCGGCCCGATGGGCTGATTTGGGAATTTTTGGCGGGAAGTCCAAAAAGTGAACTACAACGAGTTGAAAGCGGCGATCATCGCCTATTCGGAGAACCAAGACTCCTCCTTCGAGGCGGAGATTCCGGTGTTCGTCCGTCAGGCTGAGCAGCGCATTTACAACTCGGTGCAGTTTCCGTCTCTGCGTAAGAACGTCACGGGCGTCACGTCGTCGGCCAACAAATACCTTTCCTGCCCTGGAGACTTCTTGGCGGTGTACTCGTTGGCTGTCATCGCTCCAAACGGTGACTACGAGTACTTGCTGAACAAGGATGTGAACTTCATCCGGCAGGCGTACCCCAACCCGACGACTGACACTGGCATCCCGCGCTACTACGCGCTGTTTGGGCCTACGACGACCAACGACCCTTCGCCTGTCATCACCGACGAGTTGTCGTTCATTCTTGGCCCGACGCCCAACGCTACCTACAACGTCGAGTTGCATTATTACTACTACCCTGAGTCCATCACCGTTGCGGCGGACGGGCGTACGTGGTTGGGCGACAACTTCGACACGGTTTTGTTGTACGGCTCACTGGTTGAGGCTTACACCTACATGAAGGGTGAGCAAGACATGATGGGCGTCTACAACCAGAAGTACATGGAAGCACTGGCGATGGCCAAGCGTTTGGGCGATGGTCTGGAGCGCAGCGATGCGTACCGCAGCGGGCAGGCCCGTGTGCCTCCGCTACCTCAGAATAGAGGTGTCCAGTAATGCCCATCGACCAGGGTGCAACCAATCAGTTTAAGGTGGGCATGGCC